AGCGTTTAGCGGTGCTCGCTGTGAAGCGACATGTGGGAAATGCCATCGGCGTGATGCCGTAGGTTCCCAGGAGAAAGTAATGACCAGCAACACCATCGACCTGGCCCCCAAGGGCCGCACCTACGTTCGCGGCTTGATTGCTAAGACGGCCTCACGCGGCAACCCTGCCGCCTATGCTGCGAACCGCTGGGGAACCAGCCAAGGCGAGCGGATCGCCAAGGCCGCAGTTTCCGCACTCACCACGACCGACATAGGCACCCCCGAGGCCCGCGAGTTCTTCGCGCTGGCAACCGAACAGAGTTTGATCGGGCGCATCCAGGGACTTCGCCGCGTCGCGTTCAACACCCGCTTCGTTAGAGCCACCCAGGGCGCATTCGGCCACTGGGTCGCGGAAGCCAATCCAATCCCGTTGTCCAAGCCCGCCGTCATGGGTTCTTCGCTTCCCGGCAGGAAGGTCGCGGCCATCGTCACCGCGACGAAGGAATCCATTGAGAGCATGGGCGGCGCTGTCGAGGCAGGTTTGCAGCGTGACTTGCTGGACGCTGTTTCTGGCGCACTGGATTACGGCTTTATCACGCCGACCTTTGCGGGCGTCACCGATGAATCCCCCGCATCCGTAACATTCGGGCAGACGCAGATCGCGTCAACGGGCGATGCGCGGCAGGATATCGAGGCGCTGTTCAATGCCTACTCCGGCAACCTGCGTAACGCTGCAATCGTGATGAATCCGCGAACCGCCGTGCAGATCGGCTTGCTGCCTTCGCAGATCGGCGAAACGAAGTTGGGCGTGCAGGGCGGCGTGCTGGCTGGCGTACCTGCCTTCTGCACTGAGGCGGCGACCTTTGACAGCGATGGCGGCTTTATCACGATCCTGGACGCGGGCGCGATCGCGTATGCGGCGCGTGACTTCGGCATGGATACCGCAGAACACGCCGACCTGCTGATGAGCGACACCCCGACCAGTCCCGGCGCGATGGTCAACCTTTGGCAGACCAACACCATCGCCTGGAAAGCATTGATTGAGGCGAACTGGGAAGTCCAGGGTACGGGCCGTGTTGTCACGGTTGTTGGCGTAGATTATGCGCTGGGGAGCTAATCATGGCGACCCTCAACGGGCAGGCCCTGCCCAAGAAAGAGGCCCAGCTTGCGCTCGCCAAAGCAGTCGGCAACCGATTCCGCGCTACAGGCGATTCCCACTACACGGTATCGGCCTTTCCGACAAACAGCCAGACGGCGATTGCCGTGTCCGCCTACTTCCCCGACCAACCGGAAGGCCAGCGCACACTTGTTGTCCTGGTCCCGGTCACGCTGGCGGGATGGAACACCCATGTCGAGCAACAGCTTGTTCATGAGTTCCTGACTGTCTGCGAGAAGCGCGTGGAGCTCGAGAAGTTTTGTCTGGACTTCATCGCCGCAAGGGTGAAGGGGGTGGCGGATGCGTATCGTTGAATCTGTCCGGAACTTCTTCACTAAGGCCGCGCCAGTCCAATCCCTGTCGCCCGTTCCCACTAGCGGGCGTGGAGGATGGTTCCCGCTAATCCATGAGCCCTACACGGGCGCGTGGCAGCGTGGCGAATCGCTCACGCAGGGCACGTTCACAACGTACTCAACTGTCTATGCCTGCCTGTCCCGCATTTCCAAGGATATCGGGAAGTTGCCGTTTCGACTGGTGGAGCTTGATCGGGATGGCCTCTGGCGGGAGACGACAAATCCCGCCTATTCCCCGCTATTGCGGAAGCCGAATCACTACCAGACGGCGGCGCAGTTTCGGGAAGCGTGGATCTTGTCCAAGCTGCAGCACGGCAACACTTACGCCATGAAGCGTAGGGATAACCGAGGCGTGGTGGATGCGCTCTATATCCTGGACCCGGCCAAGGTAACGCCATTGGTGGGCAATAGCGGAGACGTGTACTACGAAGTCAGGGGAGACAACCTCAACCACGTCTCCGACGATGGCCGCGTGGTCATGCCGGCGAGTGAAATCATCCACGACCGGGAAACCTGCCTGTTTCATCCGCTAATAGGCGTTCCGCCCCTGGCTGCTGCCTGCCTTCCCGCCACCAAGAACATCCGCATCCAGCAAAACGAGGCGGCGTTCTTTGAGAACGGGGCAAGGCTGAGCGGCATCCTCACGCTGCCTGCTGGCGTCACCGACGAGGACGCGGAGAAGATGGCGAGGTTCTGGAACGAGAACTTCACCGGCCAGAACACCGGACGCGTGGCGGCCATCGGTGCAGATGCCAAATATGTGCCGATGGCGGACACCGCAGCCAATAGCCAATTGGTGGAACAGTTGCGTTACTCCGACGAGCAGATCGCCCACGCGTTCGGCATACCGCCGTTCAAGGTGGGCATCGGCCAACTTCCTGCAGGCCAGAAGGTTGACGACATTAACCAGGTGTATTACTCGGACGCGCTACAGGCCCGTATCGAGAGCATGGAGGACTGTCTGGATCAAGGCTTGGGATTGGGTGACAGGATAGGCGTGGAGCTGAACCTGGAGCCGCTGCTGCGCATGGATGCACAGAAGCTCGCCGAGGTTGAGGGCGCACTGGTGAAGAATGGGATCAAGGCACCCAACGAGGCGCGTAAGCGGTTCGGCCTGGCCCCGCTCACGGGTGGCGATAGCGTCTATCTGCAACAGCAGAACTTCAGCCTTGAAGCACTGGCAAGGCGCGATGCGTCCGCTGACCCGTTTGGTACGGGCAAGTCGGACCCTTCATCGACCAAGCAGATCGAGACTTTCCAGAAGGTCATCGAGCCGACAGAGAAGCCACGCGCCAAGTTCAGCCACGAATCCAAGCGATGGGAGAGAGATCCTTCCGATTGGCGCTGGAACAACCCGCAGGCTGAGCTTGCTTGGCAAGGCTACCTCCACCGTCTGAAGTACCAGGAGCAGCGAGCGCAAGAGCTGGCGGCTGCATGACCCCATCGCGGGGCAGGTCGCACATGGCCCGCCCCGCGACGGACACCGCGTCCCCTAGCTCTGTCTTGCTATTTCGCAACAATTACCCATTTCACGCAGGAAACCCCGGCGGGACGGGTGACATGGTGTGCAGACCAACGGACACCCCGCCGCCCGAGTGCTTTTCCTGTATCCCCAGAATTCAACCTCGTGAGAGTTATGACCAAGTACGGACAAGGCCGAGGTGGCCGACCGTGGCGTCGGATCGTGGATCGGATCAAGCGCCGCGACAATTACACCTGCCAGAAGTGCGGGAGAGTGACAGAGGAAGGCGACGTTGATCACCGCGTGCCGTTGGCGAAAGGCGGAACCGACCAGGATCAAAATTTACAGTACCTCTGCCGCGTCCCCTGTCACCGTGACAAATCCATCGTGGACAGCGGAGGCAAGGTCAGGCCCACGATAGGGAGCGATGGCTGGCCTATCTAGGCCCGTCCGCCCAACTGGCGGTGAGCGTACAGAGCTACGAGGCACGGTGGCCGCTAGCGACCCTCTGGCAGCTCACAGAGCCCGCCGGGGACTTCGCTCACTGGGCAGGCATATCGACGGACACCGTCCTCCGATGCTTTCCACGCCGGGCCACGATTCACCGGACGACCCCTAATCAGCCGGGGCAGACCCTGGCTACACCACTAACGAACGTCGTGATGACGTACAGGAAAACACAACATGAGCCGCAACAGTCTGGGCGTCTTGACGCTCGATCTCGTCGTTAAGGCGGGCAGCTTTACGCAAGGCATGAACGCAGCGGAGAGGCAGGCAAACAAGAACCTAACCGCAATCGAGAAACGCGCCCACAAGTTCGGGCAGACGTTGGGCGTTGGCCTGAAAACGGCAGGCGTTGCCGCGTTCGGCGCGATGGCAGCCGGACTCGGGATCTATATCAAGAACACCATCGAGGCTGAGAAGGTCCAGGCGCAGCTCGCGTCACGGATCAAGGACACCGGGGGCGCTGCAGGTCGCACGCTAGCCCAACTCAACGCCCAGGCCGACAAACTGCAGGGAATGACGATCTTCGACGATGAGGCCATCGGCGGCGTGCAAGCCATGCTGCTGACCTTCAAACAGATCCAGGGCGTCAACTTCGACGATGCAACTGGCGCGGTCCTGGACTTGGCAACCGCTATGGGGACGGACGCCAACGCGGCGGCGTTACAGCTTGGCAAGGCATTGAACGATCCGATCAAGGGCGTGGCCGCGCTAGGCAAGGCGGGCGTGCAATTCAGCACCGATCAAAAGGCAATGATCAAATCGCTGGTGGAGACTGGCGACATAGCAGGCGCACAGCGGGTCATCCTGAAAGAACTGGAAGGCCAGATGGGCACGGCTGCGGAAGCGGCGCGCAATACCCTTGGCGGCGCGCTGAAAGCCCTGCAAAACAGCTTCAACAACCTACTGGAAGGCGATAGCGGCGATGCGGGCGTAAAGGGTACACGCCAAGCCATTGAGGACTTGAACACCACGCTAAACGATCCTGGCGTAAAGCAAGGATTCGACACGCTAATTCAGGGCGCGGTGACTGGCGTGGCAGCGTTGGCGCGATTCGCGTCCACGGCTGCGAGCGTGACCAAGTTTCTCGCCGAGGAAGTTGCGGCCCGAGTCCACGGCCCAGCGCTGGATGACATTGTGCGGATCGAGGACCGCATTGGGCGACTCAAGACGACGATGGATGCCGTCAAGAAGCAAGGATTCGGAAACTTCGCTATTGGCAACGCGTCTGAGCTAGTGCCGAAGGACTTTTCGTCAACGAAAGATGCAGTTCTGAAGAGATTGCAAGGCGAGCTGGACAAGGAGCAGAACAAGCTAAAGCTAGGGGTGGAACTGAGCAGTTCCAGCATGGCCGCTGCGGCCAAGATCGCCACAGATGCGGCTATGGGAATTAAGCCGCCCACTATTGACACGGCGACGCCAAGCCCTCCAGGTGGCCGCACACGCGTATCAGGCGGTAAATCCGACGCCGCCAAGCAGGCAGAAGACGCTGAGAAAGCACTGCGCGCCGCTGCCGAGGCTCAGGCCGCGTGGCACTCACGGATCCTTGATATGTCCGCAGACCTAGAAGGCCCAACGGCCCAGGTTATGCGCGACTACGACAAGTCGATGGAAGAGCTAACCGGCCAGTTCAATGAGGGCAAGGTCCGGCTGGATGACTATGCCAAGGCACAAGACCTGTTAGCCGAGATCCGCGACAAGGACTTGCAGGCGATCAAGGATCAAGTGACGCCACTGCAAGAGGTTAACGCGGCGATTGCCGAACAAATGCGGCTTGTTGGCATGTCCGCCGACGATCAAGAGGTATGGAACAACTTGAAGTACGCGGGCGCAGACGCCGACGAAGCGCAGCGCCAACAGATCATCGAATCGACCAAAGCCCTGCAGGACTACCGCGAGGCGATGGGCGACGAGATCGAGGCCATGGATGCGATCCGCGACGGCAGTAAGAACTTCCTCAAAGACTTGCTGGGCGGAACCAAGAGCTGGAAGGATTCCTTCCTGGACGCGCTGGACGATATCCAGGCGCGGTTCCTGGACCTGATTGCGCAGAACTTCGCAGACCAACTATTCGGCAAGCAGGGCGATCCTGCGGGCGAATCGTCGGGGGGCTGGATAAACGCAATCCTAGGCCTGTTCTCAAATAGCGGATGGGGCGGCATGAGCGCCAGCGACTTCGGCGCAGCGGGCTACGCAGCGGGAGGCAATACCAAGCCGTGGTCCGTGAGCGAGGTCAACGAGCGCGGATTTGAAATGGCTTCCGTTGGCGGCAAAGACTATCTGCTGACCGGGGCGCAGTCGGTGGCGATCACCCCGAACCACAAGCTAGGCGGTGGGCGTGGAATAGTGAACAACAATACCTTCCACTTGGCGGCGCCGACCGATCACCGCACTCAGGATCAAATTGCCCAGAAGATTGCCCAGACGCAGCGGATGGCGGAAATGAGGAATAGGTGATTTGCTGGCACAGCGCTGGCACGAAAAAACCGGCGCTAGGCCGGTTTCGTCGTAAAACCCTTGTTTTCTTGGTCGGGGAGACAGGATTCGAACCTGCGACCTCTACGTCCCGAACGGGATTTTAGGGGTAAGCAGGCAGGGCCTCTCGGCGGGAAACCCCTTGTTTTCAGTCCTATTACGTCCCACTGAGTTTGGCGCTACACTCGCAAATGCTGGCACGGTGCTGGCACGGAGCGGGAATGGCTAACAAGCTCGCATTGACAGTTCAGACGGTAGAGGCCGCTAAATCCAAGCCGACTGCCTACCGCCTGCATGATAGCAAGGTGCCGGGGCTGTTCCTCCGTGTGCTTCCATCGGGCGTGAAGTCCTGGAACGTCACTTGGGCGCGTAACCGTGACCTGGCTATAGGGAAGTACCCCGTAATCACCCTGGAGGCCGCACGCCGAAAGGCGAGGGCGAAGCTGGCCGAGGCCGACGAACACGGCGCCCCGCTCACGAAGGCACGCGCCAAGGATCTAACGCTGGGCGACTACCTGGCCGATCACTACGGCCCGCATGTCGAGGCTACGGCGAAGGCTGGCAAGGCCACGACAGCGGCGCTCAAGGCCCAATTCGAATACCTCTACACCAAGCGCCTGCAGGATCTGACCCTGGCCGACTTCGACGCCTTCAAGGCCGCGAGGCTCAAGGCCAAGCGCGCACCCGCGACCGTCAACCGTGACTTCGACCGGATCAAGGCGGCGCTCGCTCAGGCTGTCGCGTGGGGCATGTTGGCGGTCAGTCCGCTGGCAGGCTCCAAGCGGATCAAGCGCGATATCGAGGAGCGGGTGCGCTACCTATCCCCCAAGGAAGAGAAGGCGCTCAGGAAGGCCCTGGAAGCGCGTGAGAGCGCCACCAAGGCCGGGCGCGTATCTGCCAACGCATGGCGCAAGGAACGCGGCGTGGAGCTGCTGCCGCCGATAACCGGCTACTCCGATCACCTGATGCCCATGACGCTGCTGGCGCTCAATACAGGGCTGCGGAGGGGCGAGCTGACCCAACTAAAGTGGAGCGATATAGACCTGGACGGCAAGCGCCTGACCGTGCGCGCCGGTTACGCCAAGTCCGGCAAGGCGCGGCACCTTCCGCTCAATAGCGAGGCCCTGGCCGTGCTGAAGCTCTACCGCAAGCAACACACGGGCAAGGGCGAGCTATTCGGGGTCCAGTCGGTCAAAACCGCATGGGGCAACCTGATGACGGCGGCCAAGATCGAGGCGTTCCGATTCCACGACACCCGGCACACGTTCGCCAGCAAACTGGTGATGGCTGGTGTGGATTTAAATACCGTGCGGGAATTGCTGGGTCACGGCGATATCAAGATGACGCTGCGGTATGCGCACCTGGCACCGGAGCATAAGGCGGCGGCGGTGGAGAAGCTGGTTTACTGACGGTGTGTGCAGTGCTGCACACACCGTTCGTGACCTTCGCGCAGGACTACGCGAAGGTATGGCTAATTCACCTTCGTCGTGGCCCGAGTGCGCAGGTCTGCGCACTCGGAGAAAGTAAAGGCCGCGTTTCCGAAAAGCTGATCTAACCTCTGTGCAGGTCTGCACAGAAGTTCATGGGCGGAATCCGCCGACTATTTGCGCTTAGGTTTTGCCGGAACTTTCCGTTTGACCCACCCCTGCTGTTCCCCAAAGTCGATCATTTCTTCGAATACGTTGTCTAGCGTCTCCGGGTTGTCGTGAATCTGCATGGCAAATTCCCGCATTCTATTCATCTCATCGGCCAATTCAGGCTTGTCCTGTACGTCAACACGCTTAGTCGTAGCCGCCAGAAATATCGCGGTCAACTTGAGCATGTGTTCTGAGCGCGCATAGGCACTCCGAATTACTCGCATTGAATCGTGGAAATCCCTTTCTTCCCGTAATGAATCTACGAGCCTGGAGACCATTTCTCCATTGAATGAGCGCCCCGATTCTGCGGACGCATCATTTAGCGTTTCGTATAAGTCCGATGGAAGGCGGATTTGGGTTCGAACTTGGCTGTCTTTACTCATGCCTAAATTATGGCACTGAAACAGTGCGAAATCTCTTGACACTGAAATAGTGTCGTGGTCTCATGACACTACCGTAGTGACACACGGTGGCATTCATCCACACAAAGGGCGAGGGTAAATGAATAACAATCAGCAACTTAGCTACACAATCGACGAGGCGGTCAAGGCGACGAGCCTCGCCAGATCCCGCATCTACGCCGCAATCCAGTCCGGGGAGCTTCGGACCTTCAAGGCGGGCCGCCGACGGATGGTGTCCGCCAAGGCGCTCCAGGCTTTCATCGACAAGCTGGAAAGGAGCGCGGCATGAGCTTCGCCCTTCCATTCGACCAAATGAACCGGGCAGGGGAGCTGCTGGCCCAGGCGAGAGGCATCGCAGCGGTAGTCGGTGCGGCTGCACCCAACGAAGGCGAACTTCCGGTAGGGGCGATATCCAACGCTTGCTGGGCGATCCAGGAACTTCTCGATCAAGTGGAGAAGATCACCAGCCTGCAGTCCGAGGTGACGCCATGAGCGCTCATGAGCAGACGGAAGAGGACCGCGCCGCGCCGTTCAACGAACATTTTTTGAACATGGAATGGGAGGAGCGCACCGACTTGCCGATGGGGGTCTGGAGGCGGCTTCTCATTGCGGAACGTTGCCAATGGGCTAACCGCCACCTTTTTCGGCTGCTGTCTGTAGATGAACTCTCCGCGCAGGACGCCAAAGACCATAACTTAATCCACGAGCCAATCAGTCCTGCAACGCGTGAAGCGTACTGGCTCGCCATTGAGGAATTGTCCGAGCGCATGGGCGAAATGTTTGAACAGATCCGAGACGGAGCTTACGGACCGGAGGTGAAGTCATGACGGCCACGCACAAAGTCAAACCGCTAACCCTGGAAGAAGTGCAAACCCTGCGGCGCCTTTCCCGTGACCCGATGTTTCGCTCTGGCGCTGCGGAGCTGGTGGGCAAGATCCGCATTATCAGGGACAAGGCACAGGGTTTCGTGGACACGCGCCGAGCCGAACTGAGAGAGTTTGAGGCGTCGCTGGACGTTGCCAACCGGAACGTGCAGGAAGCCGAGGCGATCATGGGCGAGGTGCAAGCATGAGCCGGGATATTCGGTTTATGGGACAGGGCCAGCCAGTGGCTGCGACTTCGAACCTGCCCACGTTCGCCGTGCGGACACACGCCCAACTGACTGAGCTTGCCCGCGACCCAACACCGGACAGGTGCGACCAGATGATCCGCGCGCTGGCCGAAGTATCGGCCCAGGTTCACCGACTGCGGACTGAGCTGGAACGCCGACCGCAATAACGCCGGGGGGCGACATGGCAAACGACACGAAACGGCGACGACGCCAGAAAGGGCGCAGCGCTGGCGGCTACCTTGGAATACCGCACTACATTCTCAGGTCGCCTGAGTTTGCAGCGCTGGAACCGTGGGCGCTCAAGCTGCTGATCGAAATGGCGGCCAGCTACGTGGGCAAGAACAACGGCGACTTGTCCGCTGCCTTTTCGGTTCTGAAGGCCAGGGGCTGGAATAGCCCCTCTACGCTCAGTAACGCCCTGAAACAGCTTCTACGGGACGGCTGGCTAATTCGCACCCGACAGGGCGGCAAGAACCGCTGCGCGCTGTATGCGTTGACGTGGTGGCCTGTGGACCCATGCGAGGGTAAATGGCTGGAGGTCAAGGCCGAAAAGATCGCCAGCCATGCCTGGAAGAAAACAGTTTCTGTAGTCGGTACGTGTAGCAATGTAGTCGGTACGTGTAGCAGTGAGGGTGCGGAGCGAGCCGCATGAGCCCCGGACTAGTCTGTACGTGTAGCAGTCAGGCCCTTTTGAGCCTTCCCATTAGTCTGTACGTGTACACCTATATAAGTTACCAAGGGCAGGGCCCGTCAAGCGGGGCTGTTAGGGCTCTCCAAGCTATTGATTTAGAGCCTTTGACTGCGGGCGCCATTTTTCGGCGACAAAAAAACCCAAAAGAAACCTGTGGGTTACGCAGCAGGGTGACCGCCCCCCATAAAGGGGCGGGCATCCCTGCGGACAAGATCCCATGATGCCCCTCGCTGAGCAGGCGCTAGCCAAGATAATGGACATGTACTGGCGCGCCGAACTGACACAAAAGGCCGCAGCCGAGCTGGTCGGCATCCGCCTGGAAGATTTCGTTTTTCTGGCGAACGCCCGCCGCTACCGACTGCTGGAATTGATGGATGACCCGGCGTGGTGGATCTACGCCTGCAAAGTAGTGGAGGGTGCTGCGTGGCGAAAATTCCTCGCCGCATTCCATGACGCCTTCCCCGAGTGCAACGAGCGTGCCGTTCGCCACGACTCACTGCCCGCAAGGAATGATGACAGCCTGTTGCGCGGCGGCCTGGCTGCGCCCGTAGCGACCTACGAAGGCGATGCAGCATCGCAACTGCCAGCGGCGCAACCCTACCTGAATACCTGCTCTGGATTCGGGAACGATCCGAATAGCCGGATTAAAATAGAGGTTGGATATCGTGATCGCTCCCCGGCTTCCGATCCACGCGAGCCGTCCCGCGACAACGGACGGCGCTATTTCGATGCGACGTTAGATCCAGAGCTTGATCTAGACGTGTCGCAACTGGACTTTACAGAGGCTGCCTAACGGCGGCCTTTTTGCTTTCCCGGCATCGAGCCGGAAACGTTGGCCGCTAGCGTTTAGCGGTGCTCGCTGTGAAGCGACATGTGGGAAATGCCATCGGCGTGATGCCGTAGGTTCCCAGGAGAAAGTAATGACCAGCAACACCATCGACCTGGCCCCCAAGGGCCGCAC